TTTGGCGGATTTTTTTGTCTGACTTACCTTTAAATTGAGGAGCATCAGACGTTCTGAAGTCTTTGATAACATCACCCATATCTGCTTTAGCGAGATTCATCTTCTCACCAAGTCCATGCCTTTCTGCCGCTGCTGCCATGCGGTCACGAGTTGCTTTTTGTCTTAATTTCTTTTGGTTTGCTGCTTGATTTTGCCTTGCTTGCTTTGCAGCAGCACGCTCATCATCTGAACCAATTAATGCATCAATACCTGCCCTTGCTCTGTCATCGGCACGGTCTCTTGCTGCTTGTCTTCTATCATCTCGTGCTTGACGTTGTTGCCTAGCACGGGCAGACATATCAGGAGCTCTTTGAACAGACGGTTTTCTAGATGTTGCTTCTGTAATAAATTGGGAGAATGTCTTCATTTACTTGTCTCCTTTTTTATTTTTTAAAGACTCAATATCTTTCTTAGCTTTTGCAACACCTGCTTTAATTGCAGCACCACCCACCTTCTTAACTGCTTGTCCAACTTTAGATTCGCCAGCACGACGACCTGCCTCATGAGTTACTGCTGCTGCTTTCGCAATAGTTTTACCAGTTTCTCCAGCAAGTTTTTTAGTAGTCTTAATATCACTCTTTGCTTTCGCCACTGCAGCATTATGGCGATCAATACCCTTTAGAACTTGCTTAGCAACCTTATCAAGAATGCCTCTCTTCTTAGGTTGTTGACTCTTGGCACTTCTAACTGCTTGATCTCTCTTTTTAGCAGTCTTAGACTGACTTTGAAGTGCTGCCTTCATTCCTGAAGGTTTTGCTGCAGATGCGTCTGCTTCTTTTTGTCTTCTCTCTGCTTTTAGTTTGCGGAGTCTCTCTAAAGACTTACCTGTTGGTTTGCCCTTAGCAAAAGGTTTTCCCTTTGCGGTAACTGGTTCAACCCTAACACCACCTGCTCTTGCTTCTGTGAGCATGGTCTCTTCACCAAGATCAAATACAAACTCCACAAAATCATCAAGACCCATCTCTTCGGTGAGGATTGCTACACCTTCTTCGTTAAGACCTTGCTCAATAAAATACTGAGCAGCAGTATTTGCCACCCATCCTTCATTCAATTCATACTCAAATTCTTCTTTGGTAGAGTTGCCCCAATTATCAGCACCGACTTTGCGACACTTAGATAATGCTCCTGATGCATATGCACTTGGCCATACACTATAACGAGATTTTACCCTTTTGTAGCAAGCATCTTTTTCACCTGCTGCTTCATCAACTTCTTTCTCTTCACCATGGCACTCACATTCACATCCTTTACCACACTTACCAGCACATTTGGGACAACCCATTTCTTTCTCTTCCTTAGTCACCTTAAACAAAGGTGAGTTGATTGGAGCAGATTGACTTGGGAGTTCGCTTCTTACTACACTAAGAACTTTTCCACCAGGATATACCTTTTCAATTTCTAGTTGTGCTTCCTTTTTAGTTGGCATCTTTGCCTGGGGGAAGAACATTCTGATATGGTAAGACCTACCTCTCCACATCACAACAACTGCCATAATATGACCAAATTCTGATGGAAGTCTTACTGCCTCACCAAGTTCCGATTTCACCTTAGCGAGACGCTCTGCTCCAGTTTTTCCCTGGAACTGAGGTCCACTAGTCTTACCTCTACGGACATCTTTCTTGTCCTTATTCATATCATCTGTTTTTCTATGTGCTGCTCTTCTTGCAACATTTCCAGTATGAGAACTTACATTCCCACCAACACGAAGTTCTGCACCTGCATAACCCTGTCTTGCAGTTCTAACTTTTGCTTTTTCTTTGTCAGTTAATCCAGCATCTACTTTTGCTTCTTGCATTTCGGTCTCCTCTTTGTTAGTGTAACCTGCTGCAGCGTTCATGTTGTGCTCAGTATCAGTAATCTTTGCTTGCATCCATGCAGGGAGATTTTTTTCTTTTTTACCAAGACTCTTTTTGAGTGACTTAATATCCTTAGCAGCACTTGCTAATTGTGATTGTGCCATGGATACTTCATGATCTTTTTCTTCACCAACTGGAACACAGTTAGGGACCATCTTTTTACCTTTTTTCTTAAGACCCTTTTGGGTATAACCCGCCCAACACTTCTCAACAACATCTTCTGGTTTGATCAGATCAATTACTTCCATGAACTTATTACCAAAAGCATCTTCAATAGAAAGTCCTTCACCAAAATCACCACCTTTACCATTAGTGTCTCCACCATTTTGAGTTGGAGTATCAATTCCAACTTCCTCTGGTTCTTTATCTCCACCACTAAATCTGGCGGTCATTTTTAAACCTTCAGGTATCTTTTTGCACTTCTTATCTGTGTAGCAGTAGTACATACCTTTGCCACACTTTTGCTCACCAAGAATGATGTCAACTATTTTAAGACCAGGGACAACTTCTTCATTGGGATTCATTCCCTTTTTAATTGATCCTTTTGGCAAAGCAGGTCCAGTTGTTTTTCTCTGTGCTGCCATCCTTTCTCCTTCAGTGGCACCACCCTTCACAAGGTTTCTCACCTTTGCGGCACGAGCGTCTCTTCTGAATTTTTGGGGGTCTATCTCAAAACTACGGGACATCTCTATAAAACACTTTTTTTCTATTTATCTTCCTTTAGGTTTTTAGTTTGTGCCTTAATCATTTTAGACAACTCAGCAGTAGATCCAAAGAACATTGCATTATTAGTCACATTTGTAGGACCTTTTTGCTCTGCATCTAAATCTTTTAATTTTTTTTGCAAATCAATTAACTTGTCTGTTGCATCTGCAACATTTTTAATTAACTGACCAACAACCTCATATTGTCTTGGTTGACCACCATCTTGAGCAAGTTCCAATGCACAATCTAATGCTTCTTGTCCCTTCTCAATAATTGAATAAAGATTGCCCCTTGTGTACTCATAATCTTTAGTTACATCTTCTTTTTGTGATGGTTTTACTAGTTCTTTCTTTTCAGTTTCTGGTTTCACAATTTCTGCTTCCACTTCAAAAGTATCATTTAACTCGCTAAATTTATCCTTCATAATTATGATCGCCCACTAAAACCAAAATCATCACCAGCTTCAATCAATGCATTATCAGACTCAGTTACAAGAAGAACACCTGCACCACCAACATGTTCGGAAGCACTTGTTCCATACATTCCACGGGTAACAGTCAATTCATTATTGTTCTTGCTCTTAACATATAAAGTTTCATCATCAATAGTAATATAACGTCTTTCTGGTATATTTGTTGAATCGTTTACTTTAATAATAGTTGTGTTATTTGTAACATCCAAATCTAAATTAGTAATTATATTTCCATTATATGCTTTTGTTGCAACTGGAGTTTTATAGATAAGATCTCTCCTTGCATCTATACTTGGATCTCCACCAGCAAGACCAACAGAAACTCTTGTAATAACATCTTTGCTGGATTCTGGAACAGGTCCAAATAGGTATGTTTTTGCTGTAAACTTTAAAGTATATAAAAGTACTCTTCTATTTGTAAAATCACCATCGTAATTATCTTCAAAAGACACGCTCTCTAATGTTATTGGTATGTCTCTTTTCTCACCAATAGATTCTACTAAATCTATTGTCAAATTAAAATTTGGTTGAAAATATGGTAATATCTGCTCTACTATTTGCAATGCATCATCATTAAGAAGTGTCATAATAGACAATTCAAAACTCATATTATATGGAACTGGAAAGTACATTTTTTTAATGTCTTTCCTATTATCTTTAGATGCTACAGCATATGCTTGAGTAGCAGCAAGTTTTCTACTTGTGTCATACTGAACTCCAGTGAATTCAAATGACATTCTTGGTAAACTAATCTGAACTGGTTTGTTCAAATCAGGTTGCTGCTCAAGACGTGCTAAAAACTTTTGAGTTGGACCATATGCCAATGGAACTTTAATAATTTCTCCACCATCTCTTACGATGGTAAGTCCATTGAAAAGAGTACCGAATCCAATTACAGTTCTTCTAAAGATTTGGTGATAAAAATGATCAAACATTGTGTAAACTCCTTATGGGATACCAAATGGATTAGATTCGCTGAAGTCAAGGATTTGATCTGCCTCTAATTCAATAGTATCATTCTGTGCAAACTTGTCTTCTGGGACATTAAATTTATTTATGGCGATTGTTGCATATGATGCTCCACTTGCTTGACCAACAATTGCTTCTCCACCTCGGAATTCTCCAATTATATCTCCCAACTTCAGAACCTGAGTAGTGGCATTCCAATCTTTTACTCTTGCTGTTGCACTACTTGCTGCACCAACAACGTCCTCATTCAGTAAATATGTACCATAACCTACATTTTGTTGTGGACCAGCAATAATGATCTGAGGAACTCCCTCATAATATCCACCAGCATCCTCGATGATAAGTTCTGTGATTGTACCAAATCCAGAAATTCTCGCTGTTACCCTAGCGTCAATTGTTGTGCTTCCAATTCCTGGTTTTACAACAGTTACTGTTGGAATACCAATATATCCACTACCACCACTTGTAATTGTTACAATACCAATTGTTCTATCAGCAATATTTGCTGTAGCATATGCACCACTTCCACCACCACCATGGAAAGTTACCCTAGGTGCAGTTGTGTATCCAAATCCTGGATCAGCAACATCAACACGCTGTACTCTCAGTTTATCTGGACTTGATTCGCAGAGATCTACAATTCCACCAATCATTGATGCAATTCCAACGGCAGTTAATCCACCGCTTGGTGCTGATGTTATTGCAACTCTTGGTACTTCATCATAACCAGATCCTCTTCTAGATACTATAATATTTCTTACTGCACCATCTCTGAGACTTGTAATAGCAGTTGCTGTAGATCCAACACCAACCATATTAAAGGTCTGAATATATCCTTCATCAATTACATTGTCGTCAATTTGATTGATACCAGTATCAATTTCTTCATCATTGTATGCAAAGAGTTCTAATCTCAATTCATAAACATAATTTTTTTGAAGTTGCCAAAATGGTTTTTCATGTTCTACATATTTAATTTCAAATAATCTATCTCCCAATGGGAAGTAAACCAAATCACCTTCTTTTGGTCTATTTGTTAACTTTGTATTGGCAATAGTTGCTATTTGCTGTTGAACTACAGTTTCATATCGTTCTTTTGATATTATGATAGTAAGGTCATCAATTTCTTGAACCCCAAACTTTGATAGCAGAGTACCAGCACCACTAAATCCATCGAATGTTTCTACATATGCCTCTAAAGGAACAGCAGAAGTAAATTCCGATCTGGAAACTTCTTCCATGATCGTTTTTTCATTTACATAGATCCTTGGCATATAATATACTTCTACCCCGAACATTTTTATATGTTCGTTGACCAGATCTTGTACTAGATTCTGTTCTCCAGAAGATCCGTGTAAAAAGAAAGGATTTAGTGCCATATTACTAACCGATCATGTCTAATGGTGGAAGTTCATATGTAGAAGACATCTTATCGATCAAGGCGTTCAATTCATTTACGCCGTCGTCGTAAATTTGTCTGCCATTTAATTCAGTTCCACCAGGAAGTTTTACACCTTGGAATTTGATTAGATTTTGACCCCATTGCTTCTTCAGTGCTGCAGTAACATACTTTTTGAGGAATGAGTCGCTCCAAACTCTTGGTGAATCTGCTGGGTCAATTAATCTGTAACAATCAATAATTAAAAATTGTCCTGGATTCAGAGAAGCCCAGTCCATATCCATGTAAAGTCTATCTTGTCTTTGGTTAAATCTTATCTGCTTCT